CATTATCTTAAATTCAATCCAGTTGGTTGTAATTTTAAACTAACACCGTCATTGTCATTTGTAGATGCATATTCAAATGCTTCATTATAAATTTGTTTCAATAATGGATATTTATCAGGTGCAAATTTTACAGATAATTTACTTGCCAAACCTGCACAAATACATTCTGTCCATGTATATGGTATATCTGTGTCTTGGTCTGATAATGTAATATCTTCCAATTGTGTCATTGCATAATAATTTAATTTATATGTACTTCTATCAGGTGTTTGCCATAAAAATATTTTATATATATTATTAGAACCTGTTTGTCTTTGTCTATCTAACATATATTGATTTGGTTTACCTTTATCTGTTTTATTAGGTATCTGATTATATTCTGAGATTGTTATTCTATTTACTATTGTGTCTGTTCTTGTTGCATCAGCACTGTCAAATATTACAACGTCTAAAAAATCAAACACTCCTGCTGGTAAATCGTAAGAACTTGTACCTTCTACCAAATTTAATGTATTTGATGTTACTGTCCAATAGTTTATGCCTCTATTTGCCCATTCAGAAAATAATAAATTAAGACTTCTACGAGCAGATATGGCTTGGTCTCCAGTTCTGCTCTGAATATCAAGTCCACACCTCTCGTATGCCTCAGTTATTATTTCTTCAACATTTGGTCTAAATGCAACTGTTCCTGATGTTGCCATTTTTTAATCCTAATATTTCTTTTTCATTGTTAAAACAATTTGGTAAGAATCACCTGCACCTGCACCAGTGGTGGTAAATTTAATGTCACCAGTTGGACTTGTACCTGTTTGTTTTGTATTAGGCAATCCACCTATATCAGTAAAATCAACTTCACCAGATTGACCTTCATCAAGATTAAGAATGATAATATCAGTACTAGCATCAGCCGAAACTTGTACTGTCATACCTTTAATAATCCAAGTGCATTTTAATATTTTAACACCTGTACAAGCATCGCCATTGGCATTTGCTTGTAATGTTGAAACATCTACTTTTGTTACTGCACTTTCATCTCCAGTATCAACAAATTGATATTGAAATGCCATAACAATTTTTCGAGTATCTTCAGAAAGAATAGTGCTTGATGTAATATCAGCCATTATACCCTCCTATTAAGATGCGTCAGAGGAGCTTGAAATACCCATAAATTTTAACACAATAACAGTATCGCCACCGGGGTCTCCAGATACCACAAGTTCAGTTGCTTCTGCCGTTGCAGTAGATGCTGTTGTTGTACCACCTGACATTCCTAAAACACCATTGCATGGAAAGAAACCTTTAAAACCTGTACTGTTAACTGCTACAGATATACCATCTACAAATCCATCAGTATCTGAATCTGTTCCAATATCTTGTAGATTTACTGCATTTGATGATGCAGTTGTAACTGCTATCATTACTGCCATTGGTATAAAATTATTTGGTATACCTATTGATGATTCTTTACCAGTTGTATCACCATTAGCAACTGT